TTTTTCCTTTAAAAATATCTCTGCTTTTTTTCCATCAACTCTTTCACGAATTCTAGTATATTCATTGTCTAAAGCTTCTTTACTTACTGCATGAATTACATAGATCTGATCCTTTTCCTGCATCACTCGACCATCAATCTTGTGAATGTAATAATTGAAAGTATATTTTGCAGATAAAGTTGAGATTGAAAATTCAATTCGTTCTTGTCCAATCAGTGGTATGGTTTCTATTAAATTTTCTCCGATGTCTTTAATTACTATTTGACAATATAGACTTGATGATATAACACTTTGATATAATGTAATCTCTTGCACTAACTCTTTTATGTCAAGTTTTTTATCATTGACATTTAATGGATATAGGAATACAGATTTTAGAGAAAAATCTCCAGTAAATTGTTGATTCATTAGAGTCTTGTTTTGAGATTAAATGCTAGTGAGCTATCTATCGAAGAATAAGATCCTGCAGAATAGTCTGGAAATTCTACTGGAGTTATCAGGTTGGTGTTTGTTATTGTATTGGTTCCACTCATCATAATATATGTATCTGAATATGCAGTAACATCTTTAGCTGCTTGAAGATATTTCATACTGTCTTTTTCCATTTGTGCTCCATTAAATTTAATTGGAGCATTTAACATTTGATATAATTTTCCAAGACTTTCTGATACTTTAATAGGATCAAATACTGGTTGTTGATCTTGAGTAGATTCTTCAGCAGGAGCCACTCTATCAGCTTCAACTGTTGGTGTTTGAGCTGCTGGAGCTGTTGCTTGGCCAGGAGTTCCACCTTTTCTCAATAATGAAAACAATCCTTGAGTTAATGGATCAACCTTACCATTTAAAGTTTCTGCCAAATCTTTTTTTGTAGTATGTTGTTCTAGGTGTAAATGTGCTCCACCAGATCTTCCTGCACCAGGAGTTTTTGGCACACCTCCACTCATTGCAATTACAGAATTAGGATTAAAATTTTGACCCTCTTTTACCCAAGAAGGAATAGAACTTAAATGTGCAAGTCTAGCAATCTTTCCATCAGTTAATTTAACATCCATATATTGACCATAGCCACCATTAGCTTCTTTTTCTACACTAGAAGTTCTACCAATTTTCATAAACTGTCCACCCAGCGTAAATGATAATGGAGTCCCAGACCCAAATGCAATATCTATTCCTTCATGTGCATGTTTTCGGAATGACTCTTTCTTGCCAAATTTACTAGTAATATCTCCTCTAGATACCAATCCACCAGTTTGCATCTTAGAATATTTTGATACATTAGAATTAAATCTTGATATAAATTGTTGACTTGTAGTATTTTGTTGACTACCTCCTGGCAGTGAAGGCCAAGTGCCCCTCAGTTTTGCAGACGCTGATAAAGGATCTACCTGAGCATCCTTGACTAATTGTGATTCTCCTCCAGGATAAACACTTGCCATTAACATTCTGGCAATTTTGGTTTGATTTTCTTGGTTGAATTTATCTTTATTTGGATCTAATCCAGCATCTCTAGCTCTACTAAGAATAAATTCAGGCATTTGTTGCCACTTACCCATGGCTCCAGATCCACCCAAAGAATATCCTTTTTGCATTGCAGCTCGCCTAGCGTCTGCAATTGTCATATTACTAAGTCCATCAACTGTAGTGGATGGGTTTACTGAATCCCAACTACCTTCACCGCCAGCGATAGCTTCTAACATAGCCTTTACTTCTGGAGGTGCATCTCCCGGCAACATTCCCCCAGAAGTAGGAGGATTTTTATCATCTCTTCCTCGTCTTCCAGATGTTTTCTTTTTAAAATCTAGATTGATAATATTGTTTAAAATATCTGCAAGGATTTCACGAATACTATTGCCAGAATTATATCTTGCTTTCTTGGATTCTTCTGATGATTCTTTCTTTGCAATGATATTCAGAGTCTTACTTGTGCCAAGTATCTTTTCAAGTTCTGTATTGGAGGATTGTTTCTTTTGATCAATATTAAACACACCTGTTGTTCCACCAATATCAGATGTAAATACATAATTACTTGACCCAAATTCTCTTCGATAAGGTGATAATAAACTAGATGCATATGGACGAATTGTTAATCCAATAGGTCCTAGAGAAGATATGACAGCATCAATTCCACCAATCATTGAGGATGCAACTACTCCCATTGGAGCATTTAATATAGTTCCATCGTAAATTCTAGGCAGAGGAATAACTGCCTCTGGTCCTGCTTCACCAATAAGTGCTCTAGTTGGTTTTGTTACAATACCACCCACTGCAAGAGCAGGTTCTTTTGGTGCAGAAAATCCCTTGAAGAATCCATATAATTTATCTCCAACCCAATCACCAAGTAATCCACCAACAATAGCACCAAACGTAGCACCAGCAGCAGTGCCCGCAAATGGAATGATACTTCCCAATACTCCCATGACAATACCACCAAGCCATGCACCAATACTAGATCCAATCAGCTTTACTGCAGCTTTATCTAATGGATCCCCAAAAATTAAGTTAAGTCCAAATCCAATAACAGGACCAATCAATGGAATTCTACTTAGTGGTTTTGCTGCGGTTTTTATTGTATTTTTTACAAATTGTTTAGCTGAAGCAAATCCAATTTTAGATGCTACTTTTGTTAAAAATTTTAATGCATTCTTACCAAATACTTTAAGTATAACTCGTTTAATTCCAGCAGTTAATCCTTTGGAGTATGCAACATAGAGATTAGGATTTAATAATTTAAATATTCCTTCAATAGCTTCTTTGAATTTACCAGATCCTATATTTGTAAATACCTTACCAATATTTTTACCATTCTTTAGAATCCATACAATATCTTTTAATATCTGACCAGGAGATAATAATCTTCTGATGATAAAAAATCCACCAATAGCTTTGAATACACCAAAGAATCTTTCTAGGAAGCTACCACCAAATAAAATACTATGCAATCCACCAAGAACACCTTCAACACCAACTCCAGCAATAAAGTCAATCATCTTGAATATATTTTTCATTGCCTTAGCAATTTCACCAAGAGACTTTACATTCTCTGGCTGAGACATCCATTGAAGAATTTTATACCCCGCAAAAAATTTAAACAAGTCATATAATTTCACTGACTGTTCTTTTATCTGACCTCGTACAGCACCCGAAACTGTATTAGACTTTTTTAATTCTTGATTTCTTTCTCTTTCTGATATTGCAGATCTATCAATCGAATCTTTTTGAATTTTAAAAAACTTTTTCTCCAAGTCAAAATTTTTCTTTTTCTGTAATACTAAATTTTTGGCAACACCATGCACCGTCTTCAACTCTTTAAGACGAGTATTACCTATAATGGAAGCTGGTCTAACGGGTGTTAAATTTTCCATTTTATGGTGCTATCGGATAATTAATTAATGGATTTGGTGGAGTTGTATTTCCAAGTGCCGCAGTCATTGGCTGTGAAGTTGTTTGAGTAATAGTTTTATTTGGTTGTCCCAATGTAATAACATTGCCACCAGTTTTAGATTGGTTTCTAGATTGACTTTGAAGTTGTAAATTTTCTTTTTGAACTCTCTGTAAATTTCCAGATGATTGTGAAACAGTCTGGGTTATTTTTGGTGGTGTTGCTGGCTTTGGTGTTGAGGTTAATTCTTGATTGGCTGAAGGAGCATTTAACATCTTGAATAATTTTCCAAGACTTTCTGCAGCAGATGCTGCCATTTTTGCAGTAAATTCAGTTGGCGAACCTGCAGTAGTAGAAGATCCAGGTTCTGCCCCAGATTCGGATTTCCCAGCAATATCAACATTACCTTCTCCTGGTTTTATGGTTCCTCCAAATGGTGCATCTTTGCCAAATAATTCAAGTGGATTTAATCTACTTCTTCTACTACTTTTATCTTGACCAACATCTCCAGGATTTGTTGAAACTTCCCAATGTAAATGTGGTCCTGTTCCTGCATTACCACTAATTCCTATCTTCTGACCTTTTCTAAGTTTATCTCCTTTTTTTACATATATTTGACTCATATGTGCAAACATATGCCCTCTACCATCAGATCCTTTCCAAACTATCCACTTAGGTCCATACCCAGCTGCAGGAGATGGTGGAGATGTTTCTAATACTTCTCCATCAATATAAGATTTCAATGGCTCATAATTTGCACCAATATCCGCCCCCATATGCATACCAGAACTAACTCCAGGAATATTTCTATTGATAAATGGGATACTAGTCACAACACGACCACCACCTTGAAATCTAGCAAATTTATTATAATTAATATGATCTAAAACTCCAGGGCCACCCATTCCCTGAACTGCATTTCTGTTAAGCACATATTCCCCTGGCTCTAGTAATGCAGGAATCTTATCTCCGGCTCCTTGACCAGGAACCGCACCAGAGGTAGAAGATCGGTCAAATATTGGGGACATGGCAGGGGCAGCAGATGGAGCCGCTGGAGAGCCCGCTGGGGCTGCTGGAGCTGGGGTAGCTGGTGGAGCTGGAGCTGGGGTAGCTGGTGGTCCAGGTGGAGTGGTAGCTGGGGCAGTTTTCTGTTGCTTGCTAATTAAAGCACCCAATATATTTCCAAGCAATCCTTTAACAGTTGTATCTCTACTAGCATTGAAATCTTCACCTTTCTGTTGATTTATATTGATATCTTTTTTTCCAAATAATTCTGCAACATCTCCCATTCCAGATGTTACCATCTCACCAACACCACCAACAAAGCCAGTCATTCCAGAAACTAATCCAGGTGGCAATCCAAATCCAGATGCAATATTAGAAATTAAAGGTTTTATAAATTGGCCAATTCCAGGGATCTTTCCTACAGTAGATGAAATTAATGCTAATATTCCAGCTCCGATAATCTTAAAAGGTAACGTCAATAATGTCATGAATTTAGGAATTACCTTATTGGTAGCTGCCTTAAATCCATCAATTCCAAATGAACCCAATTTATCCAATGGAAGGATTGCTTCTGGACCAGCTTCACCGATGATAGCTTCAGTTGGCTTTGTTACGATTCCACCCTTTGCTAACTTTGGAAGTTCTTCCTGAGATTTACTTCCTGTAAATAATGACTTGACAGATCCACCGATTTTTGCACCGATGTTAGTAGCAATATCTATTCCAGGGAATAGAGTTTTTAAAATATTTTTACCAATATTTGATAGAGATTCTTTTGCCTTTTCCCCTAAATCTCCTTGCCCAGTTTTATCAGATTCTGCAGATGTTTCTGTTGGAGATTCTACTGGTTTTTTAGTATCTACTGATTGCTCAGCTTGACCTTGAAGTTCTTTTTGCCCACCAAGCAATCCATTAGTTAAAACGGATTCCAGAAAATTTGGTAATAGATTAGTTAAAAATTTTACTGTCAGTGAAATTGCATTTGGAATGCTTGCAAAAACTGATGTTACATCCTCTATAGTTTTAAGTAGCCATTCAACCCCACCACCAATCCATCTAAAACTAAAGAACTCTGCAACCTTACCGACAAAATCAAATACACCATTGATTACCTTAGAAGTAACCGTAATGGTTTTCATTAATAAATCAACACCAAATTCAGTGACTGCACTAATGAATTTAAATATCTTTGTGAATAAAGTTACAAAGTCCTGAATTTTTTTTGAGTTTGCTGGGTTGGATGCCCACTGAAGAACTTTATATCCAACAAAAAATTTCAAGAGATTCTTAAAGAATTCTCCAATCATAGAAATGTCAGACTTTGCCTTTTCTACAATAGAATTTGCATTTGATTTTTTTCCACTTCTTCCTCTACCTTCTTCTTGTAATCTTTCTCTTTCTCTAGATTTTCTTCTTTGTTCTTCCTTTGCAAAGTTTAAAATTCTATCTCCAAGAAAACTATAATACCTCTTCTCAATAGCAAGTAAAGTTCCAAGTGTTTTTCTAATCTGACCTAATTCTTCAATCTCTTTTTTGGCAATAATATTTCCAGACAATCTAATAGGTCTCCCCCCAGTAATAGCTGATGGATTTACTGGGGAAAGTCTTCTAGATCTGAGAGACTCAGCAAATGATTGCATTGATGTCTGGGCTTGTCTTTCTGCCATTTACTTACAACGATGTTGTTGTTTTATTTTTGAGATTCTCTTCTTCAATATAATCTACCAACATTTGTACATATATTTCTCTTTCCCAAGGAAGCATATTTTCAATTTCCGAAAGAGCCCATTTATGATGTTGAAGTAATATAAAATTAATTCTGAAGAAATTTTCTAGCGACTCATGTGCTAGGGCTATGCGAAAAAAGACGCAAGACCCTCCAATACAACATCACTTTCAACATTAGTTACTGGGTTAGTAACTTTAACTGTATGAGATAGTTTTGGCATAGTCTCAAAGAATTTTTGAATTAACAAAAACTGAGCCGTGTCTAAACTATCTAGAAAATCATTAATTTCCTTTTTGCTGAAACTCTTTGTTTCATATACATCTTCACCTTCTACAACCTGTTCAATACAAGATGCTGCAATTTCAAATACATCTTCAGTTTTTGCATTGGCAGTGAAGTTTGTTTTAACAAACATCTCCATGCTAGGATATTTCATTACAACAGAAATAGTATCATTCAATGAAATAATTCTAGAGTGGTCTTCAGATTTTTGAACTTTAATATCTTCAACATTGAGTTCAAGAGGAACTGTAGTTTCTCCATCATCTGGACATGTAATATTTAAATCAATCTGTTCTCCAACAGACTTTGCACGAATATTGAGAAACAAATACTCAATATCAAATACAGCAAGATCATCAACTTTAATTTTAGATACAATGCAATTCTTTAGAATAGTTTTTACTGCATTGATCATTTGATTTTCATCTTCAGATTCCATAGCCATGAGAAGAACTTTCTCTTCTTTTACTAGGAATGGTCTGTATTTAATTAATTGATCAGTTGATGGTAAACGCAATTCATACGTCGGAGTTACAATTTTTGGTAAAGGCATAGTGAATACTATAATATAATCTAAAATTATTTAGGTAATGTCAGTCCAAGATTTTGTTATTCTGGTGGAGTTTTCTCCAGTCTGAGATGATGGTACTGCAAGTTCATATTCAAACGTAACCTGAACTTTTACTAATTGAGATGATCCACTTGATAATGGTATTGCGGATATAGTTGTTGGGAATGCATTTCTCAATCTAACTGAGTATGTTGCAAATGGTTTACCAAATCCAGAAATATAATTAAGTCCAGAGCCTGGAATAATTTCATCAACATTATAGAAGTTAGATTGATAGTCCGATTGAGTAGTTTTTAGTCTAGTATTTTTTCTACTACTTCTATGCCTCTCAAGTTTAATTATAATTATATCACAACAATAGTCATCTCTATATCTAGTTCTACCTAAATTAACACTTTGATTCATATTAATGTTTGTGTTTATCGTATTTGTGCCTGACAATGAAACACCAGTATAAATGTAATTACCCCAGGCATCAAAAATTCTTCTAATTTCAGAATCTGCATCAGAGATAAATGAAACGGTAATTTCATTGTTTACAATTCCATATGCATATTTCATCGTAGGAGTATTGGTAATTCTATAATCTCCTGTAGAAATAGAATACCCAGGGATGGTACACTCATCTGCATATACTCTCATGAGTCCTTGCATATAGGATTCATCATTATTATTTACATCTCCGGTCATGCCAAGAGTAAATAAATTTTTCAATAATTGACTTTCGTTAACAAGTTCAAATTGAATATCATAAAAATTACTCAAAGAAAAACCATATCTCTCTACATAGCTCCTAAATTGTTTAAAATTTTTAGGAATCGGATTAATACTCATCTACTACTATCTCCCCAGACAAAGGATTTATTAACTCGTTTGTATGATCCTTTCTGCCTACTCACGAAACTCTCCAACGGCAGAAAGATAGACTTCATCCAATCTTCACTATTTATTTTAAAAAGCGGTGTATCAAGACCTTCATAAACATAATTATGAAAGCACTGTTTTGGAATTGTTGGTCGTCCATCTTGAATGCTTTGCAGTACTTTGTATCTAGTTGGAAGATTTAGATAATGTAAATTTGCTCCAAAAAATTTCTTTCCACCTTGCAACATATAAACCAATGGAAATTCATCATAATATGGAAGTTTTTTTGCCCAAGTTGCACTGTATTCAAACAGATAAAGATTTCCTCCAGATGGAATTAATGTCTCATCTAAAGTTACAAGTGTTTTATAGATATCATTTCTTCTTGCAACTTCAGCAACTGTATCTTTATACCAGCTATAGGATAGGGCATAGAATCCACGTCTTTTTTTATTTGCTATCTCATCTACTTGTTCAAATATATTTAACTGAGGTTGATTTTTAGTCCTTGCCGATACTTCTCTTCTCATACCTTTAACTCCGATTCTGTGAGTACTTTAAATTTCCACATTCTATCTTCACAGAATTGTTTAGCTGCCTCCCATTTTGCTTGATTTTTTAAGTATTCAGTCACTTCATAGATGTAGCTTTTAGTTTGTCTCTGAGGTTTCTTGGGAGGAACAGTTTGTTTACTTGGCTTTATCTCAATCAAATACTTAACAACAGTACCATCACTCTCTTGAATTTTCACATAAAAATCCACAAAATATCTATGGATTCGATTGTCTAATGGAGATCTATATGGAACGACCACCTCTTCTGATGCCCATTCTAACACATTTGGCCTAGTGTCACAGTACTTCATGAACTTCAATTCCCATGAAGATCTGTAAATTATATTACTATAATCTCCTTTGTATTTGCGAATATTTTTGGGAACAAATTTTCCCTTTAAAGTATTCATAAATACTTTTATAATAGGCGTATCATAAAATATTTATGGGAGCTGCTAGTAAAAGTTATAACAGTGAATATCAAAAAGGCCAATTCGGTAAGGATTTATATTGGCCAGATAAAAAATATATGTTTGATATGTTGCAGATGGACGTATTAGAGTATGTACCAATATCAAAAGCAGTGTCTACCAATGCTGCAACAGAATTTACTGCATTGACTGATATTCAAAGTGTGGATACCGTATACAATATAGTAGATGGTGCCAGAAAACCTGGAGACAGAAAAACACTGAACAGAATTTTACTTCCAGTTCCAAATGACATCAATTATTCAGATCAATTGAATTGGTCAACTGACTCGATGGGCATTCTTGGAAAAATGCTACCTGCATTAGCTGGTGCGGCTGCAAATGGTCAAGGAGATGTGGGTGCATTAATTTCAAAATTAGCTCGTGGTGGAACTCCAGAGTATTTACTTAGTGCAATTAAAGCTCTTCCTGGCCCAATATCACCAGAAGGATTGACTCAAGGAATTGGTGGTAAAATTTTAAACCCATATGTTGAACAAGTATTTAAAGGAATTGGAATGAGAGAATTTAATTTTTCGTGGAAACTTGTTCCTAGAAATTCATCAGAACAATCAAAAATTCATAATATTATTAAAGCTTTACGATATTACTCACTACCAAATTATAGTACAGCTGGGGTAATAGATACAAGTACTGATCCAGCATTTCAGGGATTTGAAGATGCAGTAAATCTAAAAGACCGATGGTTAACAGTTCCAAATGTATTTAAATTGACTTGGATGCAAGCAGACACTGGAGTGGAGATACAATCTCTACCAAAAATAAAGCCTTGTATATTAAAAAATATTCAAGTTAACTATACGCCAGATAACGTATGGGCAACACATATTAATACTAGTGGCAAGGGATTGAGTGGTCCGTCTCCAATTGCATATAATATAACTATATCATTTGCAGAAACAGAAATTATTACTGGTCATGAAGTTATTCCAGGAACAGATGGAGGATACTAAAAATGTTTTTTAACGCACAACCAAATTTTTACTATCCATACAAAAGTGGTTTAAAATTATCTAAAAATTTATTTCGTAGAGTTAGATTTAGAGATAATCTTAATGCACTGTACGTAGCATCTACAAGATATACTGTTCAGCAAGGAGAGACTCCAGAACAAATTTCAAACAAAGTATATGGTTCAACAGATTGGTATTGGACAATATTATTAATCAATAATATCATTGATATGAATAACGATTGGCCATTATCAGATTATGAATTAGATACTTCAATTGAAAACAAATATGGCAGTGATCAAAATAAAATTCGTTTTTGGGAAACCAAAGAAATTTTTGAAGGGAATAATCTCGTGTTGCAAGGTGGAATAATTATAGAGTATAATCAGAACACTACAAATCAACAAGTGCCTGGGTATTATCCTCCAACATATACATTTCGTCAACCCAATGGAACTCTGTTAACTGGTTCTCAAATTATGACTCCAGTTACAAACAGAGAATTTGAGTATAGAGAAAACGAAAAGAAAAAAGAAATATTTTTAATTCGACCATCATTTTTGACTACTATGGAAGAAGAAATTAATACCTTATTTGCATATGATACCGATTATAAAATTGATTCTGCTGGAATTAGATTCTCCGAAACTGAGCTATAAAAAAAGGGGGTCATAGACCCCCAAGTATATCAGTCTTCTTCAGCTAGTCGAGCAAAGTAACTTAGAGTATCATCTTCGTCGTCATTGCTGGCAGAGCGTGAAGAGAATGAAGGAGTAGCACTAGCAGCAAAGGATTCTACTGTAGTTGATTCTTCATCTTCATAAGTCTCACGATCAATACGTTGAGTTGGACGTGAGTTTAGAACATCAGTCAAACGTTTTTGAAGTTCTTCATAAGTTTTGAAGTTATCTCCAGAAGTAAATTGAACTAGGCTATGAGTCTTAGAATAGATCTGCTCTAGTTGATCATCATCAAAATTGCCAAGTGTACTAGGGCTAGAGAACTCAGACTTGTCATAGTTCCAGTAACCTTCAACTTTACGAAGCTTGATTTTGAAATCTGCACCAGTCCAAAAGTCGAATGGATTGATAGGAGTTTCATCTGCGAATGCAGGTTGCATAGCTTCAGTGATTTTGTCAAAGATCTTTTTGCCAAACTTGTAAAGGAATACTTTACCTTCGTTTTCTGGATGAGCAGGATCTGTTACGACGTAAATGTTGGTGTAGTAGGATAGCTTACGTTTTTGCTTGCGGGCAACTTCCTTGTCTTTCTCGCTGCCGCTATTCCAGAGTTGACGATTGAGATCTCCTACAGGATCTTTCTGGTTGAGAGTGGTTAGAGAGTTCTCGATATACCAACCACCAGGACCTTGGAAAGCATGACTCCATACCTTTGCCCAGGGAACATCTTCACCTTCGGGGGCTGGGAGGAATCGGATTACAGCATAACCATTGCCTGACTTGTCCATCTCAGGCTTCCAAAACCTTTCGTCAGCACCACCTTCAGTGGCTGACATCTTTTCGATTTCTTGAGTTAGCTTTTCAAAAGAATTGTTTGAATTACGCTTTAGTGTTGCAAAAGACATGCGGATTCTCCGTATTAGTTGGATTGTTTGGATTTGGCTTGTGAACCCGAACCCATGAGACTATGGTAGCAGGTTCAGACAGATTTGTCAAGCCCTTCCTTGGCAGCGGCAATGTCCTCTTTCATCTGGATGAAGATTTGTGACACATCGACATGGGAAGGGACTCCAAGAAATATAGCAGATGCACGAATCATTTCTACAAATTCTTCGGCCTCTTTGTCACTAGAATACTTTGCTCGGAAGTAAAGTAACTCTTGAAGTTCAACAAGTCTTTCTAGTTTATCTAGACATTCTCTACGTGTCTCCTCAGTTTTACCATCGGGACCATACATCATTCTAGCAAGTGTTTGATACAATGATGTCATCTCTTCTAATTCATCACGAATTAATTCTTGCTCAAAGAAAGACATTAGTTTTTAACCTTTGACAAAAGTATCTGCTTATATTTAGGTTTGTCCACGGAAAGGAATGGTTCGTATTTCACGACCTTCTTTTTTATTCCTGGCCAAACTAAAGGATCAACAATGGTAGTATCAAAATCTTTGATAAAGTTTAACAATTGATTAAGAATAACCAGTGTTTCTATAGATATTGAATTGGATAGATACTTCTTCAATAAAGGAGGATGAGTAGATGTAACTTTGAATATATCTTCAAAGCTATTATCATTGAGTAAAGTATCTACATCATTTGCAAATACAAAACTCATACTCTGAATTTTTTTAATCCATTCAGTATACACAGAAGTATTCTGTAATTTGTAGATATCTCCAATCCAAGTATCTTCATTCTGCACAAAATGTGATACAAAATATTGTATCAATTCTTCTTCATTAAATTTTGTGCCTAGCTTTTTAAAAAAATATTTGTCCCTTCGTTTTTCAAAAGATTGAAGGGTAGTTCTTGTCTTTCCGTTAAAGATAAAATAGTTGTAGCTATCTGATGTAAAGTGTAGTTTTATTGCAAGATAAAGTTTATAAACTTCAAATCCATTCATAAAGGAAGTCTTGCACGAGAAGTTCGTTTCATAAAGTTCATACGTTGTGCATCAACTTTAAGTTTTTCCTTCAATGGTTTTGAGATTAATTTAGAAACATTCTCTAATTCAATTTGGTTCTCTTCGCAGTATACTAATACTGCATCAATGTAGTTGAGACCGCCTTGATTAGACTTAACGATCTCTTCTACTTCCATAGAAAATTTGGCTGCTGTCATAAATTTGTCTTCAAATAATTCATCTAGTTCGTTGTTCTTCATAGGCTTCGATGTATTCCATTAGTACTCTCATGTATTTCATGATGTCGTACTCCTGGAAGACTTGAATTTCTCCATCTTCACAGGCAATTAAAGTAACAAGTTTCTTCACTTTGATACCAGTACGTTCATAATACATCATTGCATATGCACATTCCTGTGCAATGTAATTCTCAATCCATTCTCGTTTCTTTGGTTCAGTGGAAGATTTAAAGTCTATGATTGCCAGCTCATTTTCATATTCGGCAATACAATCAACTCTTCCAGCAAGTTTTAATTTGTCACTGTATAATGCACCTTCTAGAACATGGATGTTGTTAATTTTGTCCAGGAAAGGCTTCAAGTGTTTAAACATGAATAGAGGAAGTACTTTGGTTTTATACTTCTCTTCATTGAATACATTATTTAGGTAATCTTCATTCATGGAATGAAGACTAGTACCTCTAGAAGCTGCCCTAGAAGAAATACGATTTGCTTCTGCTTCACCTACACGCTTTCTCCATTCTAGAATTGATTTCTTTGATTTTGCACCAATAACAGTTGTAACGGAAGGATATTTATTTTTTTCTGGTGTAAGATAAAATCTTCCGTTTTCAGTTGTTACTGCCTCTAGATCAATCAATGGAGCATTATTTAAATGTACGAACACTATTAAAATCCCAAATTAAGTTTGCTGATTAGATAACTCCTGATTAGGCCAGAACGAACAATGTCTTCGATTCCAAATTCTACCATAGAGAACTCTTCCATAGTTTGAAGAATACTCATAAAATTAAGAATACCATTTCTTTCATTGGTCTTCACTAGATCAGTCTGCTGAACATCCCCACAAAAAATAATTTTAGAGTTTTGTCCTACACGAGTAATAATAGAATCTAATTCATGAAAGTTTAGGTTCTGACTTTCATCCACAATGATGATACAATCATCTAGGGTTGTGCCTCTAATGAATGATGTACTCCAGAAACTAACTGTTCCTTGACCTTTTAGATTGCCATATAGAGCTTCAAAGGAAGCATCATCTGGCATCTCAAACATGTACTTTACCATATTCTTATATGGAATCTGATAAAGTGAAGACTTATCTTCATGATCCCCAGGAAGGAAACCAATCTCCCTAGTGGAAACTAGAGATC